TTGTCAAGTTACCCAGAAAATGAATAAGGCCCAGACCGTAGAAACCAAAGCCCGGAACAAATCTATAATGCACAAAGTGGCTTATTTTCTCTTTGTTCGGATCATCTTGCTTATAGTTTCTACGAATACTAAGAACTTGTTTGGATTGCTCTTCCACCGTTACAATATATGGAAGTGCTTCATCTTCTTCATCAAGACTAAGATAACAGTGTTGTTCAAGTAAAACATATTGAGGATCGTTATCCGAGGAGGGAGACAAACCAATAATAGTATCCATCTTCTCAGAAAAAGCTGTCATATTATTCATAGATGGCGTAGGAAGATCTACATCTTGATAGATGCCAGCTCGCATATCTCTGGCTAGTTCTACCGGACTCCGGTAAATAACATGTGTGTAACGATCCGCATTGCCCAGATCAGTTGCATAATAAGATATATAGAACTGATCAATGGGAATAAATTCTGAGCGGGGGCGCTTAGTCGTTGCATCATAATACATCTTCTTGAAGGAAGATCCAATCAGGGGAAGATGAAAAAGCATTCTTTCAAATTCATCGAAGTATTCCGGCATCTGTTCTGTGAGCTGATAGTTCATAAAGTTCTGAACTCGATTAGCTTGCATCTCTTTCTCCGGGGTAGACTTACCGAAGATCTGCGCCTTTACCGGACCATTAGAAGGAAAGAGTTCCCCGGAAGCTTTTGATTGGAACTTAACAGCCGACTCAATCAGAAGAGGATGTACTGCTGTGCAAGCACCCTCAAAGGGTTCCGATCCTTGTTCAAGCTTCAGACCTAACAGATCGAAACCTCTCTCGAACATGGACTCCCAGTCTGCACGAGATTCTTTATCAGCTTCATAGTTATCTATAACGTCATTAGCTATACTTCCCAGATCATCATCTTCCAGAGATTCTGATATATCTCCATACCATTCAGCAATACCTTCTGAGGCTTCCATCTCCACCGACTCTGAGAAGTCTACCGTGACTCCTCCATCGGTAGGATCAACCTCAAAGGTAGCTTCCCCAGTCTCTTCTATATTAGACATAGGTACAACATTACCAATTTCTTCAGGTATCATCTCGAAAGGATTACGTTCTGTTGCCATCTAAATATTCCTAAACTACTTCTTCTTCTTCGTCTATCATTGTATAAAACAGCTTTGGTTCGTCTGGATCGAAAGGGTATAAAAACTCTGGAGGGTCTATCCTTGGAGGACCATAAATAGGGTCCCAATCAGGAGGGATGGGATCTGGTAAAAATGGAGGATCAGGATCTGGATCAGGCTCTGGATCTGGAGGATCTGGATCAGGCCATATAGGTGTCTGTTCTTTATTTATAGTTTCCCAGATCGGATGATCAGGAGGATATACACTTCTTAAAATATCTAGTTCTGCATCTGAATATCCACTAGGACGTTTATCTCTCATTACTCTCAAATATCTTTCCATACCCTTTAATTTTTTGATATCTTCTTCTTCTTCTTCTTTATCGTCATCGTCTTTATCTTTGTCTTTTAAAATTGTTGTCTTCTTTTTTGGAAGTATATTTGGATCTGTTTCCTCCCAGTCCCAATCAGGTGGTAGATCACCCCATACTGAAGATGCTCCTTGAGAAACATGTCCTCCTAAATGACCAGTTTTCCCATAATGATCAAGAGCTTGCCATGCATGCCCAATCATCATCCCTAACGTACCTGCCCCTCCAGCTTGAAGAAATGCTTGAGCTTTTGTGGGCGCATATTGATGATATTCTCGTAGATCAGTAGGATAACCTCCAATAACATCAAAATGACGATCATATCGATCTCCAAATCCAAAAGCACTATGTTCAGGATCAAGTGGATCTAAGTCAGGATCTATATATCCTCTTGCTTTACCAGCAGGACCCATTCCGGGTGGTCTGGCATAATCACCAAGCAGGACATTACCACTTCCATGTGTTTCCCATCCTTCTCTTCCTGTTCCATAATCTAAAGCATGTTCAGCTCGTCCATAATCTTCACCTGTAGCCATAGATCCACTATGCTCACCGCCTTCTTCAGAAGGCATACTATAATCTTCACTAAGACCTTCTGCATCTCCCACACCAATATAAGCTGGCACACCTTTAGTTCCTTGTACAGGCTTACCTAGGCCACCCAATCCTTTAAGAATATTTGCTTCTTTTGAATTAATATAGGAAAGCCGATGTGGTTCTCCATTAATATTTACTTGCTTATTTAAAGAAGATAGACCACCCCCTCCCTTACGGTAGAAATGACCATAACCTTCATCTTCTTCTTGATTTGCTAGATTACGAAAATAAGACTCCATAGCACTGGAATGTTTATCTGGAACTATTGTTTGAGGAATTGGTTTAGCTTCTAGTTTTGGTTTCTGTTGTAATCGTAGTTCATCAGGAGGAGAAAAATAATCCCACTCACTAGGAAAATCACTTCGACTCAGACCCATACCGCTCTGTCTTTTTATAAGAGGATATATTTTACCACCTTCTTTTCTATAAGACCATCCCATTTTACCAATTGTATTACCAAACTCGTCAACCTCTTCCTCTTCACCATAATCTCTACCTACAAATCCACCCGCACCCGGACTTCTACCTCTGCTTACAAAACCACTTGCACCAACTTCACCTCGCTCGTCTCCGACACCACTTGCACCTTTACCTTTACTTTTACCTCTAATAGCATCCTGAATTTGTGAGGGAAGGGACAATGGACCCTTCTTCATTTCATTTAATGCTCTACCTATGGCTGCATCTTTTTTTGCTTTTGCTTCCTCTTCTGGAGTGAGTAGTGCCGGATTTAAAAATGAACTAATAGTCCTTCCAAGACGGTCCAAAAATCCCGGTTCAGCCTTTTCTTGTGCAAGAGCAGCTCCGGGACCAGTATATTCTTCAGACGATCCCATTTCTCCCATACCATCACCAAATCCACCACCCATCGAACCGCCTTCACCATAATCTTCACTAATACCTGCTTCATCACCTACACCAATATAGGCAGGAACACCTTTAGTTCCTTGTACAGGTTTTCCTAATCCACCTAAATGTTTAAGTAAAGAATCTCCTGTTGAATTAAGATAAGCAAGACGGTGTGGTTGTCCACCTATATCCATTCCTTTCTGAATAGAAGACAAACCTCCTCCACCAGACATCGGCATAGGATTTCGATTGAAATCTATTTCAGTTGTTTCTTGTGTAGTAACTGTGATTTTAGGTGGTCTGGGACGAGTCATATTTTTAGCTCGGTGTAGTGCCAGATCGAATGCTCTAGTCATAATTCATAATTCCCCTTCTTTGACGTGCTACTATTATACCACACCTTTCCCCGTTTCGCAAATTTTTATACGTTCCAATATGTGGGAGCCTTTTCTCTGGGCCGCTCATCGTACTCAGGATCATCAGGATGTGTGAGATGCCATGACTCTTTCATGTAGTTAACCGCCATTGTTAGGGCATCTACCTGATCATCATGGGCTGCATTTGGAAACCGGATTAACTCCTCTATAAGGTCATCTGCCCATTTCTTACCTTTGGGTATCCAGAGCCGACCGGATTCCATTATAGGAGTGGAAGCGTAAACTCTGGATACCTTATCTCTATCAGGAAGATACTCCATTACTGGAAGTCCTGCTCGCCTCATGTC